CCCCAGGCAAGAGTGAGCGGCAGCGTCAGCTTGCTGAGGAATCCCAGCACAGCTGTAGCGCCTGTGGCAAAGAAGCCCGTTGCAGCGGCAGCGCCGCCCATTGCCACGGCTACGGCGGTTGCCCGCACGGCTACAGCAGCTAAAGCAGCTTCGATACCTAATGCCACTTTAACTGCAGCCAGTCCGGCTGCAAACGAAGCTATGACGCCGATGTTGTTTGCGAAGCCAATAACAAGTTCACCCAAACCTACAGTGAGCCGGGCTAAACCGCTGCGGAACTCTTCAGAGCCAAAAATAGCTTTAAGCTGCGTCGAGAACTCTACCACTTGAGGATGTAAGGCAGCAAAAACTTCCGAGAAAGTGGCCTCCATTGCCGACTTCACTGACTTCAGCTGGTTAAGCGGGGTCAGTGACATCTCAATTGCAGCCTGCGTAACAAAACCCGAAGCATCCCTGATCTTGGCGGATAGTTCCTTCAGGAGAACGTCAGCATCTAGATTTGCCTCTTTGGCTTTCTGTCGGAAAGCATCCAGGCCTGCAATAGCTTCTTTACCTCCACGCTCAGTGGTCAGCAGCTGCAAAGTTTTGGTTTGTGCCTCCGGGGTAAGCTTGTTCAGCGCAGAGTTCAGGTTGGAAATAATTTCAATGTAGGATTTGGCCTTACCTGTGGCCTTATCCATTGCAATACTATCTACGTCGATCAGCTTCGCAAGTCGATCCAGCTCAGCAGCGACCTTCGGCGTACGGCCCAAGATGTCCGTGTAGAAGTTCCGCAAGGCCGTGCCTGCAGCAGACCCGGTGACGCCGACGTTAGCTAGCACAGCAATACCTAGACCCAAGTCCTCCAGGGAGACGCCGAAGAGGGAGTTGACCACAGTGGCCGTTTTGAACGCACCGCTGATGGACTCTACAGACGCCTTGGAGACAGCCGCAGTTTTTGCGATGACATCTCCAACGTAGCCGTAATCATTAGCCGTCAGCTTGAAGGCCGTTGCCACAGTGGAAAGCACTTCCGCTGATGTCTTGATGCTGGTGTCACCTGCCACAGAGAACTGCAGCACTGGGCGGATTGATTCGCCTACCTCTCTAGCATTCAAACCAGCCAAGCTCAAGGTCTTCATCGCCTCTGCGATTGCCAACGGTCCAAACGGGCCGGACCTTGCAAGTTCCAACATCTGGCTGTTCAACTTGGCAACAGATTGGCCACTTTCTTCCGAAAGCACTCGAATCGTTTCAAACGTATTCTGTACTTGCGCACCAAGCTTAATCGTCTGCACAAAGCCCGCAGAGACGGCTGCACCGGCTAGCAACGGGATAACTCGACCGTAGGTGAGCCAGAGGGCACCAAAGCCGCTGGCAAGGCCCCTGGCACCTGCGTGGGCATCGTTCATGTCAGCGGTGAAAGCCTTTATCTTGGGAGAGGCTGCGGCCTTGGCATCGCCGATGTCTTTAACGACTTTGGGGATGGGTGCGGCGGCGTCCCCGATGTCTTTGACGGCTTTAGCAGCGGGAACAGCGGCGTCTCTGAAGGCTTGGAGATTAGGGATGGCAGCGATGACGTCGGAACCAAACTTGTCCCGCAAATAATTCGCTGTCGCGTTTCGAGCTTGTTCGCCTGCGGCCAAACCCACCAGACGGGACTGGCGCAAAGGCGACATATCAGCGAAAGTGGCGTTTCTTGCGGCACTTAGGTTGATGGCAGTGACTCTGGCCTTATTTAGAGCAGCAATTTTCGCATCAGCTTCAGCTTCGTCCGCTACTCGCTTATCCAGCAAGAACTTTAAGTCACGGGCCTTATCGAGCTCAAGCCCTACTGCGTATTTGTTTGCGGCTTTAATGCGATCCAACTCTGCTTCGTGTCCTTTGATTTGTAACGCTGCAGTCTGATCCATCCCAGCCTTGATAGCTGCAGCTGACTCTGAATTCTGCTTCCACATGGCAGCTGTGGTTGTTTTACCGTGAGAGGCTTGAACTGTCTCAGCCTGAGCAAATGCAGCTGCAACCTTGGCTTTTTTGTCTCGGTCAATAGCGTCCCAAGCAGCCGCACGCAACTTCTCTGAAGCAGTCTCAGCAGCTACCGTGTCAGCGGCGACTTTCTGGCTGGCAGTGACTCTGGCCTTATTTAGAGCAGCAATTTTCGCATCAGCTTCAGCTTCGTCCGCTACTCGCTTGGCAAGTGCCTCGGCTTGATATCGAACCTCATCTTTTAAGTGATTTTCCCACCGGCCTTTCCGTATAGTTAGATACGCGTTCACCCGAGACAATCTCTCAGCGTAATCTTGCTTCTCTTGGGTAGCCGTTTTCTTTAAATGGTCCAACTCCAGCCGCTGCTCCGGGTAGAGCCTGGCTCCTCCCGTCTTGTATATCTTCAAGTCTTCCTCAGACAAGGAACCCAGCCCGTGGTTTCTTACAGCAGCTTCCAATTCCAGCTGCCGTTTTTTGACCTCTTCGGTGACTGTCCCTAGCTCTTTACTGAGGTTCTTACCTGCATCCTTTATTTCTTTGGTTGCTTTAGTGAGACCGGCTCCAGCCCCGCTTCCGCCCCGCCCAGCCAAACGAACACGCAAATCTTCGAAGTGCTTATCAATCGCCTCCAGCCCGGTCTTGACAGCAGTCGCATCCTTGGCAAGGGTCTCCCGCATCTCTTTGAGCGGGTCGCCCTGCACCTTCAAACCATCCATCTGGCGCAAAGCCTCCAGCACACCCTGCAGCTGGGCCAAGCCAGCTACTTCTACGTGGATCGGTAAGGTAGGAGCGGTCATGAAATCATTATCTCATGACTCGGTCTTGGGAGTAGCCTCTGCTTTTGCCTTTGCGGCATTCTCAAGGAACACCCGGTCAAGTCTCTTTACTTGCGTGACGATTGCATCGCGCAACTCGACGGCATCTACTTTGTAGATACTAAAGTAACTCAACATGTCGGCAAGAGAGATGGGAGCCATGTCCCCCATGCCTGTGTACCCTCGCCACTCGCATAAGGTCTGGAACACGTCAAGGAACATGCCTTGGTGCGGGAGCACCACAGGCATGTCTTGCAGGGCCTTGGGTTTTTTGCCCGTGTCCTGCTCAAGCTGGCGCAAGAAGGGCAGCTGGCTGCCCCAGGAAGCCTGCCAGTTAAGGCAGGCTTCTAGTTTTTTGCGTCTGCCTCGATCTGCTCGACTTTGTAAGCCTGGAACTTGTCGGCTTCTTTGGTGACCAGCTCACGGAAGTCGCGGTGGGCCAACATGGCACGAGCACTGGCGTAGCTGTACTTCGCGTCGCCTTTGTAGTCGATGTTCTTCCAGCCAAGCAACACACACGATGCCAGAGCGTGCTGGATCATGTCGTCCACCTTGGCGTTGGATGCTTCGGTGTCCTTGCTGTCGAGCAAGGTTTTGTTGGCCTCGTACTGCTGTGCCATCACGCGGTTGTAGCGCTTGGTGCCGGTGCGTGCCACCAGGATTTCGGCAGGTTTTTCGTCCGTACCCCCGATGCGCACCCAGCGGCCTTCCTCTTCGAGTTTTGGGTCTGTGGCGAAAGCTGCAAAAATGTCCATGTCAATTCCAGAAGTTAAAGAACGAATTGTATCGCAGTTTTGTCAAAAGAAAAGCCCGCACAAGGCGGGCTTTTCTGGATAGCGAAATTTACGCGGCGACACCGACCCGGTCGATGAAAAGCGTCTTACGCAGGGCAACGACAGCATTGGCGTCATCAGCGAACGCTGCAAAAGTAAAGTCAGCCATCACGTCGCTGTTTTTCGAACCGTTGGTGATTTTGCCGCTCATCAGCATGACGCGAGGCAGCGTAAACACGTAGCCGTTGCCATTACCACCGACGACGGTAGGCACGTCTTGGCATCCCACGGTGATGGCTGTGTACGTGTCATTCAGGAACTTGTCGTACATGCTGCCGTTTTCGAAGTACACCGACATATTGCCGGTCAGGCTGAACTCGCCGATGCCAATGCCCACAGCGCCCAGTGTGCCAATAGCGTCTTGGTTGCGCAGGTTGTTGTCGATGCTGAAGTCCAAAGACTTGATCTTCGCGGTCGTCGGGGTAGTACCTTCCCACAGCTGGCCGACGCCTGTAACGCCATTCTGGATGTCATAGGTCTTGGACGCCACCATAGTACCTGGCAACGCAGTCACAGCAGCACGAACAGCGTTCTTACCCATGAAGCTGAACGAACCGTCGGTCAGAGCACCAGAAGCGAACTTCAAGCCCATCTTCGAGACGTACTGGCCTTTGTAAGCGATGAACTGAGTCACGTCAGCCATTTGCTTTTCCAGCGTGTAGAAGGTTTCGGTAGTCCCGTTCGACAGACGCGAAGTGGCAACAGTCGCGCCGGAGGTAGGTCCACCTGCCGTAGCAGGAGTGCTAGTATCCAAAGTAATGACCGTGTTCGTAGGAGCAACTGACGTTGAGACGCGGAACCACTTTTTGTCGTTGGCGTTACTTGCGTGGTTGATCTGGAACCACTGCCCACGAGCCAAGGTGCTCAAATCACTGCCGCCGGTAGGGATAGTCACTGAAGCAGTGATTGTGGTGGCTGTGTAAGTCGCCGTGAACGTAGTGCCGACGCCAAGTGTGCCGTACACGGTGTAAGCGGACATCAGAGCCGACTCCAGAAACGGGTCATACTCGTTGTACTGCATGTGGAAGTTGATGTCACCACCTGAAGTGGCACCCACAGTAACAGCGCCTGATAGCTGCCGGTCGGAGCGAATCTCTTTGCTGACCTCTTTACTGAGCGCGTAGTCCAGCGATTCGCCGGTCATGCGCAAGTTGACACCGTTACCGGCTACTGGTGTGGTTCCGAAGACGGATTCACGGATGTAGCGCATCTGTGCGCGGCTGGTGGATGCGAATGCTGACATTTAGGCTCTCCTTGAAACTGAAGGCATTATGCCAGATTACGCTGGCTCGTGATACCAGAAGTCGATTAAAGTAACTAAACAGAACCAACCCTTGCGGCTGACTGACCTTTGAGGTTTGGCCGCGTGTGTGCGGACCAGCGTCCAGTTCTTCAACTGCAAGGCGCTTTCAAAATGATCCATCAGCAGGTTTGCACGGGAAGTGCCTTGACCCTCCTGCACGCAAACCGCCAACATAATCTGACCATACCGGCCCACAGTCGGAGCATTACTTAAATCCATCTGCTTGCCGTCATAGTACACGATGTCAACGGCAAGGTGGGGGTTCGTCTGGGACGCAAAGTCCACCAGCTCGCGGTTCTCATAATCCACCAGTACGGTGTAAGAGCCCCAAGCCGTCACCGCCGTATTGATGGCGGTGTTGATGTCGATACGGGCGGCTTCGCGGCTCATGTGAGTATGTCGTTGCTGTGTTTGGCTACAGCGTAGTTTATCAGAGCAACCTGTCTCGCAACTAAGTTTACTGGGCGTAGCCAGTTCTGCCCGTCAGCCTCCATGCTGTCCAGCAGATATCCCCCTGCCTCGTCAGGCGTGGCATTGGTAAAGTAAGCTGTCTGCCCCCACTGCAGGGCAGGGTAATTCGCAAGCTCCGCGAGCTTTGTACCTACGATAGGTGCTGCTCCTCGGCGGAAAGCCGTCGCACCTGACAGCTTGTCACTCTTGTTGGGATGCTGCCTGTAAGTCTCGTCAGGCGAACCTACGGAGTAGTTCCAGTTGCTGGCAAAATTCTGGCTCCACTGCGGTGAGTCCACAATGATCTCGCTATAGACTTTTCGTGCAAACGTGTCCACCTTCTGGGCCATCTGGGCTTCAAGCACCACAACAGCAGCTGCAAGCTCCACTTGAAACTTGAGCAGGTCTGCCGGGCGGACGCCGATCATACAGGCCTCGCGTGAATGGCCCAAGCGTCGGACTCAGGCTGGAAGGAGACCACCCGCCAGGACTTGCCCAGCATGGTGAACTGTGAACTGACCTTCGGCGTAACAGTAGCTGTCGGCACGAACACTGAACGATCACCTGGGCGCAGGTCAGCTTCAGCCCATTGTCGCCACCGGTAAAACTTGGAAGCCTCGATCTGCAGCGCTTGCGCGGCGGTCGTGCTGGCGCTAAGCGTGTCCGTGATGGGGTCATAAGTGCCTGTACCTGAGAACATGACAGACTGCACTGCATCTGCATCCAGCTCATCACTCTGGGCAACCCGCAAGTCCTCCGGTGATACGTAGGCTTGGCGGACTCTCAACAAACGACTACCAACCCGCAAGAACTTACCTTGGGCCACAGCCTCACCGGGCGCAAAAAACACGTTCCAGAAAGTCGAATACTCGCTATCCGTTTGCGTGTTTGATGTCTCTTTGAAGTGCTCCTCGTAAGCGTAGGCTGTACTGCCCAGCGTCACGCTGCAAGCTTGGGCAGGTGTCAGCAGCTCGAACAGGTTTGTTGCTTTACGCAGGTTGTAGGTTTTACGGACATCCACACCCTGAAACGTGTCGGTAATGGGTACACCAGCCAACCAGCTCTGGGAACCCACCTTGACACATCTTCGTGTCGGCACGGCAAGTGTGGGAGCGATGCTGAGCACGCGGCGGCGTAGAGTTGAGCCAACGCTGCTAGCATCGTTGAACTCACCCAGCTGCCCACGGAAAATAGGGCGCAAAGTGTAGGCATCGTAGACCTGTTCTTTGTCGAAGTACCGGGAGACGTTGCTCAGGCGCATGTTAGACCCCTGTGACGGGGTCTACACCGAGGCCTACTGCAGAACCATAGACCCGAGACACTGTGGCCACCACCGTTGCGTTTGGGTCCAGCACCGATAACGTGGCCAGGATGCGCCCCTTGAGTGCGGCCAGCAGACCCTTCAAACTGGCTTCCAGCCGCGTGAACGGATCATCGACGCGTTCAAGTGTGGCCTTGCTGTCCGTCAATTTTCTAGGTACAGCTATGGGCAAGGTCCCAACCAGGCCACTGGCTACAAGGCAAGCGCTGTACAGGCGCACCTGCTCGTAATACCGGGCTTGGTCCGCCGTCCGGCTGGTGAGCGCTGCCACAGTTGCGTACATGGTCGGCACACTGGCCCCCAGAGCAAGCAGACCATCTGTGATGGTGATGTCTGAAGTTGGACTTAGGATGGCATCATCCTCAAGCTCAAGCTCGTTTACACCGAGCAAGCCTCGGATGGTCAGAGTATCGGTGTAGTCAGACAGCATGGTCGCATTCTACTTTAACTGGCTCAAACAAAAGCCCCTTAGAGGGGGCTTTTGTCGATCTGCAGGTTTCTGAACCCGACATTTGCAGGCTTACTTCTTGCCTTTTGCTCCAGCAGCGGCAGCAGCTTTGGCGGCAGCCTCAGCTTCGTCAGCAGCTTTGGCAGCGTCCAGGTCAGAACCTTCCGGCTCCTCGACCTTCATAGCCCCTGCTTCAACTTGCCCGGCCAGCCACGGAGTCATCTCAACTTCCACGGCAGGCCCACGTTGGTACCGGTTACCCTCTGGACAAACCAGAGGGTAAGCTCCGACAACAGAGACCAGCGCTTTCACGAAATGGTCAGCGTGTCAAACGCGCTGTCGTTCAGGCGGTAAACTTGCTCAGCAAACTGCAAGCTGAACGCTTCGGCCTGGCGCAATGCGTAGGTCTCGGCGGCTTGCACGTTGGCGGAAGTGTTGCGCACACGAGCCAGGCCGTAACGGCTGTCCAGACCCATGATGGTATTGGCCGGAACCGGGCCACCGTCAGCAGCAGAGTCAACGATGAAGACTTTCACGTCACCGATCAAGCTATTCACCACAGTAGCTTGCGACTCGACACGGGGCAAGGTCAGGTCGATGGCGGTCAGGCCAGGGCGACCAGCGCGGCCTTCGATCTTCAAGTAGCTGTCCAAATCGCACACGACCCAGTCGATCTTGCGGTACTTGCGGTTGCGGAACAACCACTTCAGCCAGGCTTTCTGGGTAATGGTACCGGCTACAGCAGCGGGGTCGAGAGCCACGGTGGTGGCGTTGTAGCCCAAGCTCGACAGGGAGCCGGTATTGATGTCCAAGTCACCAGCGAACACGTCGGACAGGTAGGAGTTAACCCACGAGTCACGCTCGACGCTCAAGTAACGCTGGACGCTCAAGCCGATCATGTCCAAGGTGGAAGCCCGCAAGGCCTCTTTCGAGAATTCCATGCCCAGTGCATAGGTCGGAATCTTGCGGATTTTGTCGGACGTGGTGAAGGCCAACATGGAGGCAGGCGGTGCCAGCTGAGCACGACGGGCTGCGCGTTGGCTTTGTGGGCCACCGTTGCCGGACATCGTGACGATAGGCTGTTCGAACGTATCGGTCGAAACTGAGATTTCCTGAGCGATCAGTTTGTCGAACTGGTCAGCGTCGGTGTCGTAGTCCTTGACCAAGGACGCTTCCATGTAGGCGATCAGCGCCGAAGGGAACAAGGTGCGGGACTGCTGGCCGTTGGGGCTGCCGACACCTGCGGTGTTGGACGCGGCCAAAAAGTTCACACCGCCATCCATAATTTCAGCGATGGTCGGTGGGCGGATGCCGAAACTGCGCTGGGCGTCAGAGTCAGGAATAACCAGGCCGGTCGAAGCCAGCATCTGGTCATAGGCCGTACCGTTCTTACCGTCCGTAGGGTGCTCGCGGTTGATGTAAGCCGGGACACTCAGGTTGGCCTTGGCAGCCATTGAGTAAATCTGGGCGGGGACTTCGTAATCTACGAGTGCGCCAGATGCGTCGAAATATTTTGCCATGTCAGGTTCTCCTTGAGTTTCGAATCAGTTGATGGCACGCTCGATCAGGCCGGTGGTGCCCACAGCACCAGTGCCCACCGAACCCAAAGAGACAACGCGCCACAGGTAAGGCGTCATTGCCAGCATGGGGGCCACATCAGCAACAGCGGCTGCAGCGGTCACGCCAGGCTGAATAGTCGCTTTGCGCACTTTGGCGTAGACGCCAGCCAAGCCTGTATTGAGCGCCACAGGTGTGCCGCAGACCACGTAGTCGCCCAGCGCGATAGCACCGGTGCCAGCTGCTTGCGAGCCGTCGAATGTCACGTACTTGGCATCCTTGCGCTGGACAGAGCCGATGCCAAAACCGTTGGCCGTAGCAGCTTCAACGCCTGCAACATAGCCGTCGATCAGGTCGCCAACTGCGCACAGAACGTGCTGTGAATCAAGAGTGCCGACCTTGACAAACTTGCCAATTTCGGTGTCCTTGTAAGGGGCGCCAGAAGCACCCAAACGGGAAGTGATGGTAGGTGAGGCTGGAACAGTCTCGCCGCGATAGTGACTACGTGCCATGAGGTTTCTCCTTTAGTGGCGGGTTTACTTGCGAGCTGCCGCAGCTGCCTGGCGGGCTTGAGGCCCATAAGCAACCATTGCTTGGTGGCGGTGGCTGACAGCAACCACCGGTTTGACTTCAGTCTCAGTGCCGACAGGCTTGGACAGCCCGCCGACACGAAAGCGTGTGTTCATTGTTTCAGTAGCCTTGGCGTGCGCAGCAACAACAGTTGCTGCGTCCATGCTGGCGGCATCTTCACCGGAACCGCCCAGACGGATCAGCAAACCACCAGTTGCCGAGCGGGCAATCGCCAACAGGCTGTCGTGCGTGGCAGCAGCTGCGTCGGCCTGGGCTTTAGCTGCAACGGCCTCAGCCTGAGCTGCTTCAGACGCAGCAGTCGCAGTGGCGACCTGCGCAGTCAGCGCAGTGACTTGTTCAGTCAAGGCCACCATCTCTGTAGATGGCTGGGTGTTTGCTGGAGCACCGTCGTTTTCGCCCGCAGGCTCCATTACGGCGTCTGCAGCAAAACCCAACTCAACCAGTGAGGAGCCTGCGGCATAAGCTGCCAGCTGTTCTGCTGTCAATGTGACTTTCATGGCCGAAGCTCCTTTAAATTTTCCAGGGTTGTTGCCTGCACCTGACGCTTTGGCAAGGGATTTTGCATGCATGAGCGCTTGGTCATAGCTCATTATAGCGTCAGCTAAACCAACTTTAACAGCGTCCTTGCCTAAAAATTCGCGGCCTTGGCCGAATTCAGCATCGGCGCTGGCCAAAGTGACATCACGGTTGTCTGAGACAACGCCCATAAAAACATCGTAAATGCCTCGGGCCTGAGCTTCAAGTTCTTCTTTGGCCACATCTGAGAGAGGCTCTACAGAGTTGCCCAGTGCCTTGTACTTGCCTGCCCGAATGACTGTTGCTTTAATGCCGTTCTGTGCCAGCTGTTCTGAACGATCCATGTGGACCATCAGAACACCCAAGCTACCCAGGATCGACGTGCGGCTGGTCGAGATGTGCGAGCCGTAGCTGCCCAGCCAGTAAGCTGCAGACGCCATCACGCCGTCGGCGTAAGTCGTCAACGGTTTCATCTTGCCTGCCATTTTAAGGAAGGTGCCAAGGTCCTCAACGCCACTGACTGCGCCTCCACCTGATGCGATGTGCAACATGATGGATTGGACTTCAGGGTTGTTGAGAGCTTCTGCGACAGCTTGCCGAATTTCGTCGTAACCGGTAGCGCCCCAAAGGATAATGCCGCTGGCTGGGCCAGGCACCAAAGGACCTGCAATGTGGACGACACCGACACCAGCTTGAATTGATAACAGAGGCGGGAGGCCAAATTCTTCACGTAAACCACTTGCCTTGAACTGGCCGGAATCTTGAGCTGCAGCATAACGCTCAACAGCTGCCTGCATTTGGTCGCTGGACTCTTGAGTACCTAACCAGTATTTAGGGATAGTTTGCATTTGCGCGGAGTGTAGCAGAAAGCTACCTTTGCTTCATTTGAAAGTAAATTGTGCGTTCGACTGTACGGCCTCCTGCCGTCACGATACGAGCAGTTGCCCACTCCAGGCTCTTGTCTGTACCTCCGGAAAACCAAGCGACCGCTCTTGTAGTGGTGTTGCTTTGTGAGTCCTTGGTGATACCTGAACTATTCGTCCACGTCACAGAGCCAATGGTATCGGTCACCAGTGCAAGCCAGTCGGTCAAGTCGATTGCGTAGTCCAGCACTTCGCCTGGGTCTTTCAGAATAGTCTGCCGACCGTTGAGAAGAAAGTAAGTTTCGACTTCCATGATGCGCCTTTCAATCCTGCGATTCTACGGTGCTTCTACCGGGACGATGAGAATCCTGTTTTCCCGGTTGACGCCTGCCGTACGATCCTCTGCTGGTTGAGCAAGAGTGCGGTTCTCTGGGCTCAGAGCAAGTACACGATCCTCTGCTGAAACTCCCAGTGCGCGGTTCTCGGCAAGCACGTACCAGACACGCAGGCCACCTGTGGAA